CCCTGAAATTATGGAATTTATTGAAAAATATATTGATAGAGATGGATTATTTGACTCAGTAATGAAAAATAAACTTGAAAGTATTTACCTAGATTTAGGTTGGGGTTATCCAATATTTAACAAAAAGATAAATAAATTTTTTATATTTAATTAAAAAACATGATTAATAAACTAGATCTTTCCTCAGTAATTTCAAAATATTATCTTAATGGGCTTGTTGAACCTGTTAAATGGGATATTAAAGATAAAGTTATAACTATTAAATTTAATGCACCAACAAAAGATATGATTGGTAAAGTTGAATTTATAGGTATGCCTCTTGAAGATTCAACAATTGCTATTAGTAATACAACTCAATTAAATAAATTAATTGCAATTACAAATGGTTATTTAGAATTAAAATATGAAAAAATAAATAAATTTATTACAAAACTTATTATAGCTGATAATCAATTTACTTTAAATTATGCTTTAGCAGATACAATGATTATACCTAAAGCAGGTGAATTAGGAGATATTGGAGATTGGAATATTGAAGCTCCTTTAGATAATGAAAGTATTAATGCTATTGTTAGAGCTAAATCAGCGCTTGCTGAAAGTGAAACAGTAGTTATTAAACCCTTTGAAAATGCAGATAATGAATTTCAAATTGAAATGCAATTTGGGGGTAATATAGAACATGCTAATAAAGTATCTTTTTATATCCCTCAAGCAACATATTCTAACCTCCCAGATGATTTTAAAGAACATTACAATTCAAATATGATTAGAGAAATTATGTATTGTAATAAAGATATGGCTAATGGAACTATTAGTATTAATTTAGAAGGTATTATGAAATTAGAATTTAAAAATGAAAATTTTAAAAGCACTTATTATCTTGTGTCAAAAGAAATCTAATAATATATTTATATAAGACAAAACCATGACTTTAGGGAGCAAGTTTTGTAAATGTTTAACCCGCTGATCCTAGGACAGCACAATTTTAATGTGATATGAGTACACTATTTAGAGAAAATTATTTCTCACCATTTGATTTATTAGTTAAAGACTTTTTTAAGTCGGAATTAGATTTCCAACCCGCCAATCAAGCCAAATATTCCCACCCTGTAGATATCTACGAAAACCCCGAAGGCCTTTATTTTGAAATAGCCTGTACGGGTCTTACTAAAAAAGATATTGAAATTCAAATCGAAGGGGATATTTTAAATATTCGTTATAATAAAGATAATGATAAAAAATGTTGTGAAGTAAATAATTGCAATTATATTCATAAAGGAATTGCTAGACGTTCTTTTAGTTTAGGATATAAAGTTGCAAATAAATTTAACCTTACTCTAGCTTTAGCAGAAATGGAAAATGGTCTTCTTAAGATTTCCATCCCCTTTTCTGAAGAATTAAAACCAAAAATCCTTACAATTAAGTAATTAAAAAGCTCCCTAAAGCTTGGATTAATTAAGAATATTTCGTATATTCACGTTATAAAATAAAAAAACTATGAGTTATACAATTATTAAAGATCCGGTTCTTGAACCATTTTATCTCTCCAAAGACGAATACTGTTACACAGTATACGAAATTGTGACCCCTGATCCTAAAAATTTAGAAAAGGGTAGTAAAGGGAAAGATTATCAAAAAGCTCTCGGACATTACACAAAACTTTCCCATGCTTTGAATTGCATTGCCAAAGTAAAACTTGATCATAAGAAAGAATACGACAGTATTAAATCTTACATTCAGGAATGGGAAATTAACAAACAAGCAATGGAAACTTTATTAGAATCATTAGGAATATGAAATTAGAAGCAATTTACAATGCCGTTATTGTAAAACCAATCGAAACGGAAGAAACCACTTATGGTGGAATAATCGTCCCGGATTTAGGGAGTGAAAAAAATAAACTAGCTGAAGTAATAACAGTTGGTGAAGGTTACTTTTCGGTAACTGGGGTCTGGATAGAAACAGTTCTTAAAGTTGGAGATATAGTAATACTCCCTACAATGGGATTTAGCAAGGTAGAATTTGAAGGAGAAGAATACTGGATAGGACCCGAAAATCAAGTTCTAGGTAAAATAAATAATAACAATTAAAAATAAACCATGAGTAAAATTATTGAATTCGGGCCAGATGCCCGTAAAAAATTATCAGCAGGTATTGATAAATTAGCTAATGCAGTAACTTCAACTTTAGGTCCTAATGGACGTAATGTAGTAATTGCTAATGGTGGTATTCCTCAAAGTACTAAAGATGGTGTTACTGTAGCTAAATCAATTACTTTAGAAGATCCAATTGAAGAATTAGGTGTACAATTAGTAAAACAAGCAGCTATTAAAACAGCAGATAATGCTGGAGATGGTACAACAACATCTACTTTATTAGCTCAAGAAATTGTATTACAAGGACTTAAGGAATTAAGTAATGATAGAAATTCAGTTCAACTTAAACGTGAAATTGATTTTGCTGTTAAAGAAGTATTAGATACACTAAGAACAAAAATTAAAGAAGATATATCAAGTGAAGATCAACTTAAACAAATTGCAACTATATCCGCAAATAATGATCCTGAAGTAGGGGAATTAATAGCAACAGCAATGCAAAAAGTAGGACGTGAAGGTGTTGTGTTTATTGAAGAATCTAAAAATGGTGAAACATATCTTGAAACTGTAGAAGGAATGCAATTCGATCGTGGATATAAATCCCCTTATTTTGTTACAGATAATAACTCAATGAGTACAAATATCCAAGATACATTAATTTTAATTGCAGATAAAAAATTCACTCAAGTAAAAGAATTATTACCTATTTTAGAAGCAGTATCAAATCAAAATAAATCATTATTGATTATTGCTGAAGATATTGAAGGTGAAGCTCTTGCTACTTTAATTGTAAATAAAGCAAGAGGAATTTTAAAAGTAGTTGTTGTTAAAGCCCCAGATTTTGGAGATCGTCGTAAACTAATTTTAGAAGATATTGCTATTTTAACAGGTGGACAAGTATTTAGCCCTGAAAAAGGAATGAAACTTGATAAATTTAGTTGGGATTGGTTCGGTGAAGCTCGAGTAGTAACAGTCAATAAAGATAGTACAACTATTGTTGATGGTAAAGGAGATACAGATAAAATTACCGCTCGAATTGAAGAATTACAAACTCAAATTGAAAAATCAATTACTCCATATGAAAAAGAAAAGCTTCAAGAACGTTTAGCTAAATTTATTGGAGGTGTAGCTATTGTACACGTTGGTGGATTTACCGAATCAGAAATTCGAGAGAAAAAAGATAGAGTTGATGATGCTTTACAAGCAACAAAAGCAGCTCTTGAAGAAGGTATTGTACCTGGAGGAGGAGCAGCATTATTACATGCTCGAGAACATATAACACAAAATACTATAGGTGCTAGCATTGTGTATAAAGCATGTGCCTCTCCATTTAAAAAAATCCTTACTAATGCTGGATTTGATCAAGAACATATCTACCAAGCTATGAATCATATTAGTACCTCAGATTACTGGATTGGTTATAATTTATTAACAGATAAATATGTTAATATGAATGAAGAAGGTATTATTGATCCGGCTAAAGTAACTCGCACAGCTCTTGAAAATGCAGCTTCAGTAGCAGGTACTATTTTATTAACAGAAGCAGTAGTAGTTGATAAACCGGAAGAAAATAAAGAAAATGATCCTGGATTTGGGGGTATGAATGGAATGTTTTAGAAATAAAACATATGAGAGATACAGTGAATTTAATAGGTAAAAAAATTGTATTAAATGATAAAACATATACTATTAATACAATAAATTTTATGCCAACTCCTGCCCAACCTAAAAACCATATTTGGGTTGGGTTAGAAATCCAGGGGACACTTCATAATTACGCTTATGAAGATTTATTACCTCACTTTAAAGAACAAATTAAGTTATGAAACAAGAAATTGAAAAAAATATCCTTATAGCAGAACGTGTACCTCCTGGAGATCAATGGCAAGTATCAGGAATTGAGGAAGTTCAACCTACTCTTACAGATGCTTTAAATGCTTTTTATATGAATACAACTATAAAACCTAGTGCATTTAGACTTGAACCCTTAAAAGGAAATTTGTACATTATTACAACAGAAGAAGTTGAAATTATAAAACCTAAGCCTAAAACCTTTAATTTATACGGAGAGTAATGAGAAAAAAAGAACATACATTATGGGTTGAACGTTATAGATCCCAAACACTTGAGAATTATGTTGGAAATGAAAATATTAAATCTACTATAGAAAAATATCTTCAACAAAACGATATTCAAAATTTCTTATTTTATGGTCCTGCAGGAACAGGTAAAACTACTCTTGCTAAATTAATTGTAAATAACTTAGATTGTGATTTTATGTACATTAATGCTAGTGATGAAAGAGGGATTGATACAATTCGTGATAAAGTATCAGGATTTGCAAGTGCCGCATCTTTTAAACCACTTAAAGTTATTATTTTAGATGAAGCTGATTTTATTACTATTCAAGGACAAGCAGCTCTTCGAAATGTAATTGAAACCTATTCACGTACAACTCGTTTTATTTTAACTTGTAACTATGTTGAAAGAATTATTGATCCTCTTCAATCACGTTGTCAAGTATTAAAAATTGTTCCTCCTTCAAAACAAGACATTGCTAAACATATATCAGGTATTTTAGAAAAAGAAGAAGTACTACATACCATAGAAGATATTAAACTTTTAGTAAACCAATTTTATCCCGATTTACGCAAAATGTTAAACACAGCTCAATTATCAAATAAAGATGGAGAGCTTAAAATTGATAAATCAGTAATTGTATCTTCAAATTACATGATTCAAGTAGTTAAAGAATTATCTAACCCAAAACCAAATTTTAATGAAATACGTCAAATTATTGCAAACGCAAATATCCATGATTTTGAGGAACTGTATCGTTTCTTGTATGATAACGCTTCTGTTTATGTACCTGGGAATGAAGGAATGGTGGCAATCTATACTAACGAATATACGTACCAATCGAACTTCAGACTAGATAAAGAAATTAACTGTATGGCTTTAATAGCTAGATTAATTGAATTAAAATAAATAAATAATAAAATAAATATGAACCAAAAACCACAAATGAATGTCAATATTGACATTAAAAACACAACACCAATCACATCACCTGAAGGTAATCAAGTATTCCAAGAAGGAGTAATTTTACGTAGAGTATCTAAATTTGTAACAGGAACCCAAGAGGATGGAATAGTTCCAGTTCCCGTATTTTTTGATGTAAAAACAGGAAAAATATTAGTAGAACTATTGCCTAAAGAATTACGTGATGAATTTGAAAACCCAGATGACTCTATTTGATTTTTTAAATGAAATAACTTTTAATAAAAGGGATTGGTCAACTTTTACAGAAGATCAAAAAGAATCATTTAATCCGTATATGATCCACAGATATGTTAGTATGTATTCTAAATATGTTGATATCGCGAATGTTGCACAAAAACTTCCAATCAATGAAAAAGAAAAAATATATAATATATACAAAACCATGTTACCAAAGAAAAAAATGTTTCTTAAATATGTAAAAAAACAAAGTAAAAATACATATGATGATTTATTAAAATATGTTTCCGAATATTATCAATGTAGCTTTGGAGAAGCAGAAGAATATATTGATATTATACGAGAATCTGGAGTTAGAGGTATTCTTTGGGAAATGGGAATTAATGAAAAAGAAACAGATAAATTAATTAAAAAAGCAAAGTTATGATTACTGAAAACCAAGGTTATAATCCAACAGGAACTGAAAAAGCTATCTCAGATTTTGAAAAAATGTATCCAACTTTAGCTGAATCTTTTAAAGAAAATCAACAAGAACAATATGAATTATTTGCTCGCAAAATGATGGATTATGGTTTAGCAAATATTACTTTAGGGTCTACACTTGAGGATCCTGAGGATATCAATCTTTCGTTGACTGGTATTTGGTTGCGCTGTAATGACAAGATAAATCGCTTAAAAAACATGTTAAAACGCAAGGGTCGTAACTATGTTCAAGATGAGCCAATGATTGATAGTTTTATAGATATTGCTAATTACAGTATTATAGCCCAATTAGTAATGAAAGGTAAGTGGAAAAAATGAATATAATAAAGGATTTTAATTTATGGAATGAACATTTCCTTGAATACTACCAACAAGTAATAATTTATATTGATAATAGATAATGGAAAAACAGATTTCAGTATTAATCCCTAGTAGAAATAGGCCTCAAGGTTTAAAAGAATTATGTGAATCTCTTTTTACTAATGCTAGTAATCCAAACCAAATAGAAGTTATAGTTTATTTTGATTTAGATGATTCCCATATTCCTGAATATATTGCGTATTTTAATGATTTATCTTCTCGATATATTGATCCTATAAAAACTATTATAGGTCCTAAATTAGTTTTAAGTGATTATAATAATAAACTCCTTCAAATAGCATCCTCAGATATTTTTATGAATTTAGGAGATGATATGAGATGTAGAACTAAAGATTGGGATACTGAGGTTTTGAATGCTTTTAATGAATACTCTGATAGGATCAATTTTGTTTATATTGATGATGGATATTGGGGACCAAATTTAGCTAGTCACCATATTATCCACAGAAATTACGTTGAATGTCTAGGATATTTTGCTCCCCCAATTTTTGATTTTGGTTATGCAGACTCTTGGATGTTCCAGGTAGCACAAAAAGTTGGTAGAATTCAATTCTTACCAATACTATTTGAACACATGCATTACAGTATAGGTAAAGGAGAATTTGATCAAACATATCAAGATAAACTTAATAGAAATCAAAATGATATTTACGGAGAATTATTTCGTTCTACAGAGTATTTACGAGATCAAGACGTAAAAAAATTAAAAATTTATATAAAAAATTTTGACTAAAAAAAGAAAAATACCCCAAATTCTAAAACAAATAAAGAATCAACCACTACGAGAAATAAATCACGCTTTTCAAAAAGCTATTTCTTACAGTCAGTTTTCTGTATTTGCTTCATGTCCTCATAAATGGAGTTTACAGTATAGAGACGGCAAATACACGTCTGAATCATCGATCCATATGACCTTTGGGACTGCGTTGCATGAAACTTTACAGCATTATATAACAACTATATATGAAATAAGTGGTGCTGAAGCTGATCGGATTAATTTAGGAGAATATTTTGAAGAACGTTTTAGAGAAACATATTTAAAAGATTATAAATCAAATAAAAATCTTCATTTTAGTACTCCCGAAGAGATGAATGAATTCTTTACTGATGGAATTGAAATAATAAATTTTTTAAAGAAAAAAAGAGGAAAATATTTTGGAAAAAAAGGATGGTATTTAGTAGGTTGTGAATTACCTTTAATTGTCCAACCAAATCCCCAATATAATAATATCTTATATAAAGGTTATTTAGATGTAGTTTTATATCATGAAGCTACTAATAAATTTAAAATTTTAGATATTAAAACCTCTACTAGAGGTTGGGATGCTAAAACTAAAAATGATGAATTAAAACAATTTCAACTTATTTTGTATAAAAAATACTTTGCTCAACAATTTAATATTCCTCTTGATGATGTTGAAATTGAATTTTTTATTGTAAAACGTAAAGTTTGGGAACAATCAGATTTTCCAACATCAAGAATCCAAGAATTTAAACCAGCATCTGGTAAAGTTAAATTAAGTAAAGCATATAATGCAATTAATAAATTTATAAATGAAGCATTTAACGATAATGGAACTCACAATACTGTAAACCATCTTCCAAATCCTTCTGCCTTTAATTGTAGATTTTGTGTTTTTAAAGATAATGAAGAACTATGTAATAAAGGATTAACCTTAAAGAATCCTGATATATTTATATCAAAAAACAATTAAAAATTAAATCTATGAGTAAAAAAGACATGACCCTAACTTCGGTTAAAGTACAAAGTGAGTTATTTGATAATTTTAAAATTTCTTGTGTAAGATATAAATTTTCACTACAAAAGCTTGCCGATCGAACAATTCATTTGTATCTTACCGATGAAGAATTTAGAAAAAAAATTCACAACCATAATAATCTAGAAATTAATAATTAACAATTAAATTAAAGTTACAATGAATAATAGTTTTGCATACCTTCCTCCGGAGAAGAGGAAAAAAATACTTTTAATTTGCGATGATATCCGAGTTCATTCGGGAGTAGCAACAGTAGCACGAGAAATAGTAATACATACTTGCCAACATTTTAATTGGGTAAATATTGGTGGTTCTATTAATCACCCCGAAGTAGGGAAACGTTTAGATCTATCCCAATCAACCAATGAAACTAAGGGTATAACTGATTCATCAGTCATAGTTTATCCGGCAAATGAATATGGTGGACCTGATATGTTACGTCAACTTATCCAAATCGAAAAACCAGACGCTATAATGTTAGTTACAGACCCTCGGTATTTTGTTTGGTTATTTTCAATGGAAAATGAAATTAGAAAAAATATTCCTATTACCTATTTAAATATTTGGGATGATTATCCTGCACCTCATTATAATAAAGCATTTTATGAATCATGTGATTTATTAATGGGAATTAGTAAACAAACTGTTAATATTAATAAACTTGTTTTAGGAGATAAAGCAAAAGATAAAATAATTAGATATGTTCCTCATGGTTTAAGTGAAAAAATATATTTCCCTATCTCCCAAAATCACGAACAATATCCTCAATTTACAGAGTTTAAAAATAACTTATTTGGAGGAAAAGAATTTGATTTTGTATTATTTTTTAATTCAAGAAACATTAGAAGAAAACAAATTCCGGATACAATGTTAGCTTATAAATATTTTATTGATCAACTTCCAATAGAAAAAGCTAAAAAATGTGCCCTTGTACTCCATACAGAATTAGTATCAGATCATGGAACCGACCTTAAAGCTATTGAAGAATTATTTTTAAGTGGAGATCAATACAATGTTATTTTTACTAATAAAACAATGAATTCAACAGAAATGAATTTTTTATATAATTCATCTGATGCTCAAATTTTATTAACATCTAATGAAGGATGGGGATTATCATTAACTGAAGCCATATTAGTTGGGAATCCAATTATTGCTAATGTAACAGGAGGAATGCAAGATCAAATGAAATTTGAAGATGAAGAAGGTAATTGGTTTACTCCATCACCCGAAATTCCCTCTAATAATACTGGAAAATATAAAAAATGTGGAGAATGGGCCTTCCCAGTTTTCCCAAATAATCGATCTATTCAAGGTTCCCCTCAAACCCCGTATATATGGGATGATAGATGTCGTCCCGAAGATGCTGCTGAACAAATATTAGCTGTTTATTCTTTAGATAAAAAAGAAAGAAAAGCTAAAGGTTTAAAAGGTAGAGAATGGGCCTTAAATGAAGCTGGATTTACATCACTTCTTCAAGGTCAAAGAGTTATTGAAGCCTTTGATACATTATTTAAAACTTGGAAACCAAGAGAAAAATATGAATTAATTAACGTTAATGAAGTAAAAGATAAAGTTATAAACCATAATTTGTTATATTAATATGAAACCACTATTTATTATAAGTTCCCCTTTTGACACCTACAGTGGCTATGGTGCTCGTTCAAGAGATTTAATTAAAGCCATTATTAAAACAGATAAATACAATGTAAGATTATTATCCCAGCGATGGGGAAATACTCCCTTTGGATTTTGCCAAGATAACCCAGAGTGGACATCTTTATTAGATTTAGTTTTCCCAAATAATCAAATACCTAAACAGCCTGAAATTTGGGCTCAAGTAACTATCCCTAGTGAGTTCCAACCTGTTGGAAAATATAATATTGGATTTACAGCAGGTGTAGAAACAACTATAGCTCCTGCAGATTGGCTTGAAGGATGTAACAGAATGGATATTAATATTGTATCCTCAGAACATTCTAAAAACGTTTTTCAACAATCTCAATTTGAAAAAAGAAATAAACAAACTAATGCTTTAGAAGGGACTATTAAACTAGAAAAACCAATTGAAGTATTATTTGAAGGTGTTAATACAGATGTATATAAAATATTAGAAAAAAATATTAATAATAATAT